AGAATCTCTCTATAAACTCGATCGGCTTCTCGGCTCTTCTCTGGTCAAAGATATAGCCGTCGCTCGGCTCGTGTATGTCCTGGCTAAGCTTCTCATATTGCCGTCTGAGTCTCTTACCGACGATACACTTACCGGAGCGTATAGCTTCCAAGTATTGATCAATATAGTTAGTCTGCATTCTCTTTCAAGAAGTCATAGACGGCGTTTGATTTCTCAGCTTCTGTACTCTTCCCCATGAGATCGGTGAGCTGACGATACATAACGGAAAAGCGTTGTACCGTCTGATTATATGCTTTCAGCGCCGGCGACTCCCTAAGGAAATCTTGCTTGCCTTGCTGAAAATGTTCTACCTCGCCGCTCTCGGCTATCTGCTTCCGGAGACGTTCAAGAGTAGTCTCGATAAAAGACAGCTCAGTTATAAGTTTCTCGCCTATATAGCGCTTGTCCTCGGGGATCTTCTTCAAGATATCATTAAAAGAAGTTTTCTTTCTCATCCTATACACCTCTCGCCCCTCATGGGCTTCTAAATGTCGATTTAAGCGACTTTATTTTCTTAATGGATAAATACTACCTAAAACAAAATAAAATTTCTGAGTGGGGTTCCCTGTCATTGCTCATTTGCTGAAACCACAGAGGAGAGAGCGAGCCTTGGCTACTACATCGTCAATCTGTGATCTCTGCTCTTGGTATACTTTCGTTCCTGGGCTTTCCTTAACTGCTATCACGTTCCCAGTATCATCGAAGATCGTTACGTTATGCTTAGTGCTATGCTCTTCGTTGTGGCATTCAATACAGAGCGCTTCTAAGTTATCCGGATTGAGTGAGATCTCCGGATCGCTGACGTTCTGGGAGTCAAGATATCTCCTGTGGTGGCATATCTGAGCCGGCTTACCGCACCTCTCACAAGTGTACAGCTTGGAAGCCATATACGCAGAAGATACCTTTTTCCATGCTTTGGAGTTATAGAAAGCCGTATTACCGTATTTACTCGGCATGACTCCGGGCTCTGATCGAGATAGCCTTAAGAAGAGCGTTGATCGTTCTTGTTAAGCTCTGATCGTCGGCGTGGTCGCTGTAATACCACTGAGTAAGAAGCAAACCGCTGACAGTGTTAACAAGTGGTTCTTCGTACTGGTCGCTCTCGCTTAATCCGGTAGTTACTTCGATATAGCTCGGGAGAGCTGCACATAACGCAGTAATTACCTCATCGTTATTACCTTCGTCAACGTGCAATACGTTGCAAGCTTCCGATAATGTCATACTATTACCTCTCTTCTACGAAAAGAGCCCGAGAGCGTGAAAGCGTCTCGAGCCCCCTTCGATTGTATTGTCTGCAATATCATATTGCCGATATTGTCCGTATTGTTGTATTACTGTATTACGCAGTTGCTTTGCTCAGCTTAACAAATGCTTCAGCTACGAGCGGCTTACAATCAGCAATAGCAATCGCTCTGTAATCTACTACGCCCTTCTTGAAAGAAGACTCTCTCGAAGATTCGATAGTAATACCCTCGGGCATATTGTAGCCGAAGTACTTACCGAAGTTACCGAAGTATACTACATTGTCTGCGATGTTGTCGTCGATCACGACAGGGAAGCCCAGTACTTTACCGATAGACTCGTCTTTAGGATCTGCGATAAAAATAGGTCTCTGAGCTGTATCAAGCATACCGTAGAAGACGTTATATAAAGTGGCGTTATTCATTGCCATTTTAGCGCCGGCGGCGTACCCTCTCTTGAGTAAAGCTACCAGAGAAACGATATCGGAGTACTTAATATCTGCGGTCTTTGCTACCTGTACATGATTCTTGTTAGCTCCGGAAGTAGCCCAAGCAATACCGGTCTCGAGCCCTGTACCCTGAGCGCTCCCAGTTCCGTTTACGATAGCGTCGCCGATTGTCTCCAGTACGCAAGCTCTCAGCTCTTCAACAAGATAGCTTTCAAAAGCGCTGATACTCATCTTCCGAGCTTTCTCGGAGATAGAGAATACCTTCATGATCTCGTAGCCGTCGAAGTCCACCTTTGCTACAGTTACGTTTTCGCTATCTACTGCGTCTGCTTCAACGTGCCAAGCTGCTTTAGTGCTCGGGGTTCCGATCGGAATAGAGATTTTAGTCGGGATATTGAACGCTCTGCACTCAGCCAGGAGACCGCCCATAGTCCGAGCTTTCTTAATAATCTCGTTCATGGTCTGAGTAGGAAGTACCGCAACACTATTTGCAGAAGTGTTATAAGCGTCGTTTCTCAGCTCCAGAGCTGTATTAAAAGCTCTTTCTTCGACTTCGTTAAGCTTCTGCCCTAACAGATTCTTGAAGAAAGCGCTCCGGTACTCTTCAGTATCGAGAACGGTTTCAGCGTCGAAGCTTCTTCTCTGTGGTTTCATGTCGCCGCCCTCGAAGAAAGAGAGAGTACGCTTAGCGTCGCTACGAGCTTCGGCGTTGTCTCTGGCTTCTTTGATACCCTTCAGCTCGATATTGAGTGCTTCAACGTCTGCGTCGGCGTTGCTGTCGATTTCCGCACCAATAGCGGCGGCTCTCTTCTGCATATCTTCAACGCTCTGAGTACGATAAAAGTTAAAAGATTCAGCTACTGTATTAAATTTCATTGTTATCTACCTCACCTTCTTGAATCTCATTTTCGAGATCTTGAATTGTTTTTTCGAGTAAGTATTTTTCGTTACGGTCTGGTCTCGGGATTAAGAAATCGACAGAGAGAAAATCGTAACACCCTTTTCGGTTACATCTTTCTTTCGATGAAAAAGAGACGATCTTAATACCTCTATCATCCGCAAACTTCTGTAAAGTTGAAGCGAATAAGAACGTATCTACAGCCTTTTGATCATAACCCATACTTAACACCTCTCTTTCATGATTTGATTAATAAGTATTCTGGCTTCGTTCCTCTTCTCCATGAAACCACAGAGGAAGAGCCGAGACTCCCTACTTTCTGCCGAAACGTAAGTAGACTCGTAAGCCGGGAAGCCAGTTAAAGAGCACTCGTAGACTTTAGCTATACGCTTGATCGTTCTTGTATTTGTCTTCGGGTCGTACTCGTCGCCGCCCTCGGGAACGGTAAACGCATAGCTCAGCCCTCGGAGATCTCCACGCTCCACAGCAAGAAAAGCTTCTCTGCCGGCTTCGGTATTCGGTAGTACTGCTTCGAATACGAGACCGTCGCTATCGACTTTAAGCTCCATCGTTTTCGGAGTTCGTGCGAGCGGTATTCTGCTCGTATCATGTCCGACTAAGAGTCTTACGTCGTGAAGGTCTGCGTTATCCAGAGCACCACGTTTGATAATTTCGATATAGCTACCGCCAATATCGTTTATACGAGTCGGCGAGTCGTATACCACCGGTCGCCCACTCAAAACAAGAGCTTTGTCTCCGTCTGCCGTCGGAGTGGTTGCTCGTATTTCCGTTACTCTGATTTCTTTCATGTATTGATCACCTCAAAATCTGGCTTCTCGTTATATACTCCGTCTTCATATCCGACGTCGTACCCCTGTTGAAATGCTACGCACTTCTTATAGATATCAATCAAAAAATCTTTGCCCTTCTGAGCGTCTAAATATCCGTCGACGTAGCCTTTACAGTAGAAATAATTCTTGCTTGTATCACTCATCTTTATTATCCTCGTTGTCCTGGCTATCAATCGTCTTCCCGAGCTGATACTCAGTAGCTACGCTCTGATCTATCATATTAAGAGCCTGTAAGCGCTTGTCTCCATCCGGAACGCTTGGAAGGTTCAGAATCTCAAGAGCTTGATTGATTGTAAGCAGCCCATAAGGAGCAAGTTGAGAGATTAAAGCTACCTTCGTTTTGTTACTGGTAAACTGTAACCGCCCAGACTCGAAAACGATACTGTTTCCGAAAGCTTGCTCCCGATCGTTAAAGATCTTGGCTGTAAATTCTTGAGAAAGAGAGATTGCAATAGGTTCGAGAGTACTTTCGTAAAATGCGGCGTACTCGTCTTCTGTATAGGAGCTGTTGACGATATTCTCCGTAAGCCCCAGATAGTTATATATCTTGGTTTTGATTTCCCTAGCTTGATCAGCGTCAAGAAGTACCGGTTTATGATCAATCGGCTGATATTCCATTTTCTGATCTGTAGCGATAACACCGCCCTCATTACCCATCTCTAAGTAATCTCTAACGAAAGCGTCTTTCTCTTCTTTCAGCTTCGACGGAGCTAATATTTGAGTAAAGTTCAAAATACCACGAATAGAAGCCCCGGCTTTAATCGCCCTGGCTACGCCGTCGTTTTGGGTCTGAGCAAGCTCGAGACCGGAAGCAATAGCTCCGTTATCTTCTCCAAGTACTTCACCCTCGTTAAAGAATCTTCTTAAATGAATAATGTCATCATAAGGGAGAGTTATCTCTCTTCCGTCTCTTAACATGAAACCACAGAAGAGAGAGCCGGTAGGATCCTTCAAGATATCTACATGATTTGCAGTGATGGGATAAATAGCCCTTACGCTCCCTCGGTCGTCTCGATCGAGATAAGCGAAAGCATTGTTATACAAGAATAGCCGAGTGGTAAGCTTATACAAGAGATCGTAAGCACTCATATAACGGTTAGGTCTGATCTGTAAGAGTCTGTTAAGTTTTCCGTCTGTGGTCTCTTGTCTCTCGCCGCCGTAGCTCACAACATGAGAGCCCTTCAGCTTGGCAACATTTCGGCTGATTGCGTCTACAGCTTCTCGGAAAATGTCGTTGCTGTAAGCGTCGCCGTTATAGTTCGTGAAGCCGTAGACCGGCTCGTTTACGAGTTCCGTAGTCGTTTGTACTCTGTTCTTCTTAAAGAGTCTATCTAAAATACTCACTAAACACCTCTTAATTAAGTCGAGCTTACTGGTACTCGAAAGCCTGAACAATGTTCGGGATCTCTTCAGCGAGTACCGTAAAACTCGCTATATTGTCGAAAGCGATATACTGCGTAACGTGCCGTATATCTTGGCTCTCGATTGCAAGAAAGCCGGGAATAACCGGAGCGTTGTAGTCGATTCTTGCAATGTCGATCGGCAAGCCGGTTTTCTGAACGATTCTCAAGAGTATGGGATTTTCTTTCTCAATGTATGCTTGAACAATATTCATAATATCGGCTTACCTCGCTTTCTAATATTTTTCCTATTATAAATAATATCATAAATACCGCATCCTGTCAAGCCTCAGAGCTTGACAGCAGCCACAGAAGAAAAGCGTACCGAAAAACTCGATACGCTAAATTCTTTCATATATGGATTGAAATGTTATTACAGTTTGATTACACAGCACCGGCGAAAGGTCTTTTTGTGTGCCTTGCTGTACGCCAGATCGGCGAGATGTGGGGTCAGTAGAAAAGGTTGGTACTACCAACACCGCCGCCCCTGTGGGGTCAAGTTTTCCTTATGCTCTTTACCAAAACTAAAATATGGAAAACATGAGACCACAGAGGAGAAGCTAATGATCACCAAGAGAGGGAAGCTCCGAAAAATCTACATAATCATTATTCGGGTTTGTATCGTCTCCGATAGCGCTATCCCACTCGAGAGCGTGTCCGTCGTCGTCTTTGCCTTGATTATCTGACTCCCAAAAGTAATTATATGCCGGCAAGAAATCATAATAGATCGAGCCTTTAGCTCCGTTACGATTCTTGAGGATCTTAAGCTCGATCGGAAGAGGTTTCCCAAGCTTGCCCCATTTGTCCATCCTATCTAAGAGATCTCTAACTCTGAAGTCATGCTCTGTTTTGTTTTCATAACCCTTCTTAACAACTGGCTTTCCATCTGCCTTCCTTCTAACATTGCCGTTAGTATCTTTCTCGGTATAATACTTATTCTTCTTATATTCCATCCCTTTATACTGCATAGCTAAAAGGATATCGGAAGAATACTCAATACCGGAAGACTCTCTAAAAGATCCCATGCTCACCGGATCAAGATAGCTATTGCGATTGAAAGCACTAATAACGAGTACCGGGATATGATAATCCCGAGAGAGTACCTTCAAGCGTGTTACGTCATAGTCGGTAAGAATCCTTTTATCAAAAGTATTAGCTTCTTCGCTTGGCTGTAAGATCTGTAAGTAGTCCAGGACGACAAAAGGTTTTTTATTCGTTCCTTTAACGTGAACGTCTACAGCTTCTTTTACGGCTTCAATACTAACGTCGGCGTTTCCGGTAAAGATTCGGATATGTTCAGAGATAGCCTTAACAGAGTCAAAAGCTTTCATAAATACTTTGCCCTGAGGATCAACAGCTTGACCGAAAGCGATATTTCCCACTTTGCCATTAAGGATATCTCGAGTAGTTAGTCTTAATGATTGTAAGCTCTTATCATGCTTGGTATGTATATGAGTATACCGGCTGATATTCTTAGCGTTAAGCTCGTCTTGACTCATCTCAAGAGAAAATATAAGTACGTCTTGCCCCTTTTCGGCGATCTGGGTTGCGATTTGTAGAGCGAAGCTTGTTTTACCCAAGCTACTTATAGCACCCAGAAAAATTAATTGTTCGCCAATGAATCCCCCATCAAGATTACTATCGAGCAAGGGAAAGCCAGTTTTCCAGACTTCCGGTATACCTTGTTGACGAGCAATGATAGTTTCTTGAAGACGATCAAGAGCGCTAAAATTATCAGTTAATTTATTATAATCTTCGAAAATAAGTTTAATGTCCTTTTCTGTCGGAGCTTCGGTAGTCATAACTTTATTGTCTTCCATCTAGTAACCTCTCTTTCTTGCTATATCCCTAATCAAACTATGATAGCCGCCT